TTACTTACGTCAAACGGTCTTACCATAATTTCTCCTAAAGTTATAGGCTGTGGGTTTCCCCACAGCCATATTATACACTATTACTTGCCAGCCTGTCTACTTCTAATCATTGACAAGATATCCTCTGCAGATACCTTACCACCTGTTTCAGTAGCCGTTGCACTTGCGGTTGCAGGTGCAGGTTGTTCACTAGCCGTTGCTGTCACTGTTTCTGTGACTTCAACTTTTGCTGGTTCAGGAGTTGATTGAACCGGTTGTGCTACAGTTTCAGTTGCTGGTGCAACTGCTGGAGCAACTGTTTCTACTGGCTTTGCAGTCGCAGTAGAACCACCAGACGAAGAATTGTTACTAAAGCCTGCTGGCTTGTAGTACTGACCAAATCTGTCTGGATCGTAAAGCTCACCATCAACAGATGCTTTAAACATCTCTTGAATTATGTTAAGCTCTTCCTGTGAAGGTTTCTTTGGCATATAATCACTTAAATTATGTAAACCATATTGATCAATCGCTGATCTTTCTGATTCACCTAATGATCTTGCCTTGAAACTCCACGTTGAAGTTGAGTAATCAGCATAACCACCTTTTTGAGTTTTCGTTAATTTGAAATCTCTTCCTGATTCATTATCAGTTGGTAGGTCTTCCATCTCTGGATTCATCAATGCCGATCTAATAATGTTAAAAATAGATGGATTAATTACGAATCGTCTGATTGGATTCTCTGGTGTAGTTTCTTCATCTAATGTTGAGTTAACTACAAAACCTTGGAAGATGTAACTTCTCTTCTTCCAATATTTTCTTCCCATGTCTTCTAATGCAGGATCTTTAAACCAAGTTCTTACTTCTGCAAGTACTGGGCAAGGTTCATTAAACATCTCCATACAAGGTACTTGTACGATAGTAGGTTTAGTGTCTGCTTGACCTTTGATACCTGGAAAAGGTAACTTGATCATTGCTCTTTCTACCCAAAAGAACGTGTTGTCTTTATTTGCGTCTGGTAAAAATCTAAGAGTTGAAGTTGTTCCTTCTGGAATGTTCCAAAAAGGAAATATTGCGTTATCTGAAACTTGACCTCCGCCTGAAGTCTTTTTTTCTTGTTCCGCCAGTTTCGCACGGATTTCTTCTAATGTAGCCATGTTAGCCTCCTTGTGCCTATGTTAGCCTTTGTTAGTATATGTTTGCCTAAACGTAATTAATGCATCTAAGCATTAACTACTAATATATTTATCTTTTGAGAAAAAGTCAACCGGTTTTTTGACTTTTTTTTGGATTTTTTTAGATACCTGCTAAATGCTTGATTCTTGATAGTGTTGGATCCACTGATTCTTCAGGACCAGCGTTGTCCGCCATAGCAATATCTCTTTGCATTCTGAATAACCCTTCTTTTTCCAATCTACTCATGTAGTCCTTGATAGTTGATTTTGCATACGCATCATCTTCATCATCATGTAGTCTTTGTAGGTTATCCATTGCTTCTTTATCACCTGAGGCATCTGATATAATGGCTTCTGCGTCACCCATTGCTATATCAAAAGCGTTTCCGCCTTCTTTAACTGAATCTTCTTCTTTGCTGTCACGCATCATGTCTGCTCTATCTTGCATTCTGTCCATGTAGTCTTGTCCTACCCAATCCATCATTTGTTCATCATACATTAAATCTTCTAAATCTTCATCAGCAACATCTGTGCCGTCTGTGTATTTTGCGGCTTCTAGTTCATATATCATATCGCTGTAATCTTGCATATCATACTCAACAGAATCCAAATCTATCTGTTTACCTTTGAACATAACTGGTTTGTTCTGTGCTGTCTGTGAAAATCTACCCATATCAGCTTCATTCTCATCGAGTAATTTCTGTGCATCTTCTTTGCTCATTTTAACTGGATAAGATTTGTTGTTAAAGTTAAAAGTTTTTTCTCCTGCCACTGCCGCCTTAGCCGCCGCTGTGTTGAAAGCGTTATCTTCTTCTACAGTATCTTCTTCTACTGTTTCGCTTTCCTTTTTCATTTGTTTTCTAAACTCTTTTGAAAATATTGCGTATTGCTCCGCTGATAGATCTCTTGGAGTTTTGTTGTAATTCATTTTTAACCATTTTGTGAAATCTGTTTCTGGATCACCATCGTTTTCAGACACGTGAATATGTGATGGTGAAAACATTCCAAGCATTCTTTCAAATGACTCGTCAATCTGTTTTAGTTCCGGTAATACTGATTCACCAGCAACTGCTTTGTCATAAGCGTCATCTCCTGGATTCTGCATCATTTTCATTTTACCGGTTTCAACTTGTTGAATGATTGCTTTAACTTTTGCGTCATCTAACATCTTTAGAATAACTTGTATGTCATCTTTTGTGTAAGGTCTTTTATCAACTGCATCACTTCCGCCAGCTGGTTCTTTATCTTCGCCTCTTAACTTCGCCGCCATTCTTGAAAGGTAACCTGATACTTCATCGTCTTTTGCAAGTTTGGCAACTAGTGCTAGTCTCGCCGCGATCTTCATAGCATCATTTGTAAATTGTATTGGCATTGTGTCAATATCTTTTTCAGTTGGTTCATGGAACTCTGCACTAGCCATTTTATTTTTTACAACGTTTCTTAAATTGTCAAGAGTGTTTTCTTCATCATTTACTTCTGTGATAAATGGTAATAATTCTTCAATTCTGTTATCAACATTTGTTACTGTGAATTTTTCTTTCATAGCATTTAGTACTTCTTGGTCAAATTCTTTTTTAACTGGTACTGTGTATGCTTCAGCATATGTTCTGTAACCTTCTGCTGTTGTTAATCTTTTTACTGTCTCTCTTAATCTATCTTGTCTTGCAAGAAGACTGTTCATGACTGATCCCGCTTGTTCTTGCACAGCCGGTGATCTTCTCATTACATTTAATACTTCTCTAATTTTGCTTAACTGCTCACTCATGCCAGTGATTGATTGGCCTACTTCATCGTAAGGTGTGCCACCTGCTTGTACGTGTCTTGTCATCGCTCTAGCACCATTCAAGTGTATGAATGGATATTTGAATCTTTCGCCATCTGCGTTTTCAACGTACAACGCTTTGATGTTTCTCGATCTAGAACCTGGAACTTCTTCGTTTACAGGTTTACGATGTTTAATTAAAAGTTTAGCACCTTCGAGATGCTGTGAACTAGTTTTCGGTGTTCCGATAGGCGCACTAAGGCCTTCTGTTTGTATATTGTCTGACATAGTATTTGTATTTAACCTAAATGTATAATTTTTGGGCTTAATCTCCTTACCAAACTCCCTTAAATCAAAGTCCAAAAGGTTAGTTTTTGAAAGGTTTTTAAGCAAATCTAATGTTTTCTGCACTTGAGCTATATTTGTAGGGCCTTTGTGCATCTTAATTTCTGCATTTTTATCATCTAAATTTACCATTAAGTTAGGATCTTGTACGTAAAAAAACCTAGCCTGTTGTGGATCTGCTACTTCAGAGCCCTCATTGTTGTCATACATCTTAAGATTGTATCCAGAACCTTTGAGTACTCTAAAAATCTTTTCTGCTACTGATGAATAATTTACTGCCATGCTACTATTTATATCTTTTTATATGATCATAGGCATTGGTACTACAGAACCATCGCCCTCATCATCCTCATCTCTTAATCCTAGACTTTTTTCAAATATAGGATCATATCTTGTTAGGTATTGCACTAGCCTACAACACAAAAGAGTCGCTGATACTAAATCATCATTTTCACCTAGTTTGGCCGCATATGAATTTCCTTTGGCAACAAATAATTTTAACTCTCTAATCAAGTTTCTACTGTTTACAGTCATCTTTCCTGATTCTATATAATGTTTTAATTTTGTACAAGCCGTAATCTTTGCTTTGTGTGTGGTGTTGTAACCTTTTCTTTTATGTACATCTCTTCGTTGTTGTCCTGCTCTTCTCGGTTCATGCATAAAGAATCCAGGAAACTTTGATTCATCCATTTCTTCAATTGACACAATAGCACCTTCACCCATTGCATTGTTCTCAACTGTCCAGTACAATTCTGGATTAGGTGTTCCGAGGTCTTTTAATTGTGTATCTAATTCTTGTAATATACCTAGCAAGGTCCTTACTTGTCCTTGTACTGGTGTTTTATTATGTTGCCATTCAGCAACTTGTTTCAACTCAGGAACACTATAAACTTGTATGGCGGCATAGTCACCACCTGTACCAAGACTAGGATCCAAGGCCGCAACATATGTGGTTCCTTTCCTTGGCTTTTCATACCAACGTACCTGTCCTGTTTTATAGAGAGGATCTTTGCCGGTCAGTGTCACTAACTTCAATCCATCTACAAGTGTCTCATCAAAAGCAATAAATTCACAATCGTGTTCTCGCCTAAATCTTTCTTCACCAATTCTTGCTCTTTCATCTTTGGCCCATTTTTCATCTCTGTCAGGGTGTTCACTCCAGTGTACTCCTATGGCTTTAAAACCATTTATACCTGTTCCATCTCTTGTTGGCTGTCCATACTCATCAACTTTACTGTTGGCACCTCTCCATAATCCTGCAAATACATCATCATCATTATTTGGTGTAGATGTAATAATACACTTACCACCTGTTGACAATGTTGGAGATAAGGAAGTCCAAAATTCTTGTGCTTTGGTCTGTGGTTCAACGAACGCAAACTCATCCATGTATATCATTGAAATGGACATACCACGTCCTGTTGTTTCTGTAGTTGTCTGTGCTATGATTCTTGATCCATTATCAAAGTCCATTGATCCTTTATTGTAACTTGTCACGCCACATCTAATATAGTCAGGACACTCTTCGTACGCAAATCTCACACGTTGCATGATGTCTTGGGCACCTTGATATTTGTGTGCCGCAATTAAAATCAAAACATCTGGATTGAACATTGCATACCATAACAGAAATCCTGCCGCACAGGTTGTCTTACCAGTTTGTCTGGCACACATCGCTATAGCAAATCTATTATCATTATAAGTTTCTAATAATCTTTTTTGAAACTCGTAAGGTTTGAATTTCAACCTACCTCTAGTAGGATGTTGTATCCACATATGATTCTCCATGAACCACAAGTAGCCATTATCCTTATCAGCACATTTTTTCAAGTCTAATAACTTTTTGTCATTGTATTTTGACTTGCTGTATGCTTTTTTTGTTAGGTTACCTTCAAGACTTTTTCTTACCATATGTTTATTTATATGCGTATTTAATGATCTGTTAAAAATGAAGAAATATCTATTCTATCTTGATTAGTAACACAAACATTAATAAAATTGGAAAGAAATAGAAAGCGATCTCGTAGATCAGAAAAAAGTTTGTCGTCCAGATATGAGGTTGCTATATCGTAACTTGACATACCTATATTTGAAAAATACTCATTTGTAAGTCCTTTTTTTATTCCATACTCTGGAAAAACACCTACAGTAAACAAACAGGTATCTCCTAGATGCTTTGCTTCTAGTCCTTTTAATTTCATATAACTTTCAGCGAAACTATCTTTTGGCAAGAAGTCTGGTTTATCAATACGAGAGGATAAAAGCATAACAACATAAACTTCTATATCAAAAGGTAAGTCGTAACCATATCTATCTTGTGTTTCTTTGACTATGTTGTAAAAAGCCGAGGTGTATTCGTCACGCATAAAAATATTTAATTGTATGCGTAAATTTTTATATGATGTGTTAAATGGTTAGGAAGTTGTAGTTACTAAATGTATTAGTAAAATTTTTATTACGTCTTCGGTCTATTTCTTGAACAAAGTTTTTGCAATCAACTCTTCTTTTCTGTAGCTCACTGTTTTCTAACTGATTCTCATTATAATAATTCATCAAGCGTTGCACATAGTTGAACTCATTCACTCCTGTGTGTTTAGACCCGCTCACATACTCAAAAACGTCTGTAAATTTTTGCTTCCAATACTCGTCTTTTGGTAATACCAATAGGTTCAAGAAACTAGGGCTATGCAATATGCTAACACCGTACGTAACACCGTCATAGTCGCGTTTTAAAGCGTATATGTCCGTCATTAGTTCATGCATGGTGTCAATGCTTAACAAGTTAGCAGTCACCATTATATGCAAGGATATGCCGCTTTTAACCACCATTTTACAGTTACTATACCACTTATCATAGTCCATTCCTTCCCTTATGTATTCTGCCTGCTTTCCATGACAATCACAACTGGTGTATATCATCACGTCTTTGACTTTGCCTGATTCTTTCAACTGTTTTAACCGTAGTACGTTGTTGGTTATTATGTCCGAGGACAGGCTGAGGTTCGTGTTTATTTCCAACCTCATATCTGGCAATGGATTTGCTTCAATGTCTTTTATCAGTTTTGCGGTGTTCTTGTTAAGGAAAGGTTCGCCGCCTGTTATCCTTAGAACTTTCAGATCCTGTTTGGCTTCCGGCCACCACTTCCACCATGCATCAACGTAAGGATTGTCTTCCCTGTTGAGGTATGGTGTCCTGTCTGTTTCTGCTATCCATTCAAGATTGTTGTAACTGTCCTGTGTGGGATATGCTCCATGGTTCTTGACTTCACTCCACCATTCACTGCTGAACACTGGACTACAATAAACACATTTCATATTGCACACGTTACCAAAACTGACTTCTACCTGTGCAGGATTTACAGACTCGTCCCAATTACTCGTGGCCACTTTGTCAAAGTAAGGTTCAGCCCATGTGCTGTTGCTACTTTTCTTCACCCTGTCGCTGTAGTGATCTCCCTGTGTGTCTTCCACCTTCCAACAGTAACCACATTCATCAGGTCTTTTTCCTTCCAGCATCAGTTTACGCTGTTGTTTCTTGTATAGTGTGTTGTGTAATGCTGACGGATCTTTTTCAATTTCCGCTAATGGTATCTTGTGTGTTTGTGGATGGTGACAACTGTGGGTATGTCCATTCTGTAAATGTATTGTCACTTGTTGCCACTTTGCAAGGCAAAATGATGGCGAAACCGTGTCTAGTCTTTGTTTAGTTTTTTCAAGTTTGTTCACAAGGAATTCCTTGCTTATTATTGTTCTACGCCTGCCGCTCTGGCAATGTCGCCGGCCGCTGTTTTAAGTGCGCCACCTAAGTTACCAAGTCTGGTTGCTGTGGCTTGTCCTCTTAATATGTCAAGTATCAAACTTCTGACACCGTTAAAATGATATACATCTGCTTCAGTCTTAATCATGTTTTCCATTCCAGAGAATGGTTCACCGACTGCTATTCTGCTTAACATATTTTGAACGTCTTCTAGGTTAGTGACTTGAACTCTCACAGGTCCTATTCCTGCACCTGTTAATCTTTTGATGTCTCCGATCATTTTGTCAACATCTTGATTTACCGGAACTATTCTGCCAAAATTATTTCTAGCCCTGCCTTGTTTAAAAATATTTCCAACTGCTGTTTGTAAAAGTATATCTTGATTCGTAAATGCTTTTGGATTTCTATCCGCTATTAACTTGGCATCGTTTAATGCCTTGGCGTATTCTGTTTTGTATTTGTTGAAGAGACCTGAGTTATCGCGATTTAACGCTTGTACTATCGCGGCGTCGTTTTCAGTTAGTCCTGATTTTTCAGTCTTTTTTTTTCTTCAGCGTCTTCTACAAACTTGCTGTACTCTTCTTTGAGCTGTGTGTAAAGTTTTTCTTCAGCTTCGTTTGTTTTAGTTTGCTGGTCTTCATCAGCAAGTGCGTTGTCACCTTGTTTAGCTGAAACGTACTTGAACTTCTTTGACTTCTTGACTGAACTTACAAAGTCATCTTGTTTAAAATGACCTGGACCTGTTCTCACGTATTGTTCATCTTCTTTCATGTCTATCTCCGCGGCAAGATCCGCATCTTGAAATACTTTCTTTAGTTCATCTAAAGTTGCTGATGTTTCAATCTCAACTGTATCTCTTGTGTGTTCGTTGCCATGTACTGTTGCTGGTATTCCAGCTTGTTTCAATTCAAAAGCAATTGATGAATCAATGCTTCTATCATCATCAAGATCGAAGTCACCTAAGTCGGCAACTTGAAGTACATATTTCTTCTCTACGATCTCCATGTCGTTACTTCCTGTAATTGTTTGCAGGTCTGTTATCTTGTGAAAGAGGAGACTTTGCTTTAGCATCTACTTCTTTTGGCTGACTAGTATCTTTTTCGCCTTCGGCTCTTTTCATGCTTAAAGGACCTTCTACTTCAACCTGTGCTCTGTCTGGATCTTTCTCTTTGTTATCTGCTAACGTTTTTAAAAAATTCTCTTTGTGCTTTTCACCAAAATGATCACCTTCAACTTTACTTTCTTCATCTGTATAGTCTTGACCTATTTTAGTTTCATAATCTTCTGGGTCAGCAGTGTTTCTTTTAACTTCTAATTCGTTTTCGCCTTCTAATGGATCATTCTCACCTTTTACAACAACATAGTCATATGGTATTGCTAACTTGTCAGATAAGTTTCTTCTGAAAGTTTCGAAGCTGATTGGCATTCTAACAACAGCATCAATAATGAACACTTCTGCATTCTTGATCTTTGTACCAAAATCAAGTGGGTGTTCTTGCATTATTGTTTTAGTTGGATTGCCTACGCTGACCACATCATAACGCTGTAATTCAGACTCAATCGTATCTACCATCTCGTCATTTACTGCTGTAGCCAGTTTAATTCTTACTGGAATTTCTTTTACTGCTTCCGCTAGATATTGTTTAAAACTCTTCATAATTCTATTTATCCTTGTCTTCTGTTTTATCGTCGTTTTGTTTTACCTTTTCAATCAGCTGATCTAGTAGTTTATTACGGTCTCCTACCACAAAACCTTCGCCTTCTATGACATCTTGTTCGCCATTATCACGCTTATCCCACTGATCAACCCTCTGTTTTTTAAGTTGTAGTTCAATCATACGTAACTTTTTGTCTGCTTTTGCATTCTTGGCTTCTATGGCATTTTTCATCATAGTTTGTGCTACTTCAAAAAATTTACCAGCGTGTCTGGCTTCTGAATTCATGCCAAGATCCATTAGTTCTCTGTAAGACTTCATTGCTTCTCCGGAATATGAATCCATATCCGTATCATGTGTTTGTAAGTCTTTTACTTGTGGTAATGCTTTATCAATTTTTTCAGCAGTAGTAAGAGCTCTTTTGATAACTTGTTCTTGTTCTTCTACTTCTGCCTTATCTAATTCGGCATGGGCGGCGGCTGATGAAGTATCTATCTCATCAGCATCAATATCAACTGATGACTCATCATGTTCTTGATTATCTAGTGCTTCTTCCATACTCGGTAAATCAAATGTTTTTTCTAATTTCTTATTCATATTTACTTTATAGCATATATTGAGTCTTCATTCAAGACCCTAAATCGCATACCTTTCCTTTTTGCCCATTCTCCTGCGGCTTGCCATTTTGCCCTATTCAATATTATAACAGATTTCTCCTTCGAAGATCTAGCTTTTTCTAAAAGAGTTTGGCTTTTTGGTTTTATCTCAACTAATTCTGCTATTTTTGTACCACCTTTATTTTTATATACCATAATAAAGTCAGGAACATAGTGAGTATATTGTCCAGTAAAAGGATGTCTATAAGGTATCTTTACCGGTTCACTTGCCCAACTTAATACAGCAGGGTGATTATCACACATTCTCATAAAAGTCAATTCCCATCCAGATCTATATCTTGGATTTCTTTTACCTGCATATTTCTGCGGGTTAATGAGTTTGTATTCTCCTTGATGAAACTTCGTCATAATACTATTTACTGTATTATGTGACGTGCTACAAATTTATTAGGTTTAAGTGTAGTTGTTGTACCTATTTGACTTGTACTTGGTCTGTAATTGTTCAATAAAGCAACACCTAACTCACTAAAAGTTAATTCTCCTTCATACTTGGTAAAAAGATCATCAAAGTTTGCTTCAAACTTTTTCATTGCGTCTAATGTTAGTAATGTATACGCATTTGCCAAACTGTCACTGTCAATGTGTTGTTGAAATATTCCTTTTATAACATCAAACTTTGGTCCGTTAATAGATTCAGGAACTCCTAATGCAAGATTTTCTAATTCATTTGAGGCCTCAACGTTTTGTGAATTTAATGAACCAGTAGATAAATTTTTAGTGATATTACCAAACGACCTAATAACTTGTTTGATGCCACCTAAGTTTTCTATTATTTGTGTACTTGGTCTTTTTGCCATGATATTAACCTAACTTCTTTCCACCTATAGTTGACTTCGTCGAAGACTGTGAACTGGAAGTACCTTTAGGTACCACATAAGTTTTATTATTGTAGTTTTTTAACTTCTCTGTTTTCTGATTGTAAGAGCCTTTAAATGGTTTTGCGTTTGCAGGTACTTCGCCTCCCGGTGTTGTATCAGCTTTTGCACTGTTATCTCCTTTAGGAAATTTGCCTGACTTTAAATCTGCAATCAAGTTATCTACTTTTTTAGTAATAGACGGAGCAATAGTTTCAGCAACTCCAGATCCTGATGTACTGCCTCCACCACCACTGCTACCAGATATATCTTCGAAGTCAGCAGTTTCTTCCATCATTGTGTCAATTGGGTATTCTGGATCAGAACCATCTAACTTAACATTTGTTTCTTCGAAAATTAAATTTTCATAAGTGAATGCCAAGTTAAGATTAACCGGAGCACTTGATTCATAAGCGAATGTATCCATATCCATTCTTGATATTCTTGGATGTACCATTCTCACTTTACTGAAAGTGCCACCTGCCATTTGATAAAGGTCTATGCTTTTTAATAATCTGTGATAGTATCTATGAGACTGCATACCAAAGTGATGTGTCTCAACAAACCTATTACTGTTTTGTAAAACGGTTTGAACATAGTTTGCTTGTTCTTGATGCTGTAAAGGAGCACCACCTGCCTTTGTCTTATACAATCTTGCGTTTGCAAACTCAAACTCATAAAGTGTTCTTGCAAATTTTATTCCTAAACCATCAACAGTATCATACATTCTCACTGTTAAAGGATCGTAATCAACTTTACGATTGATTACTCTTTTTCTATTGTATTGATTTAGTACGTCTTGCTGTACTTGAAATTTTGGACCGTCTACAGAATTACATAAAAAATGTAATCTGTCTCTGAATTCTTTTAGATAACCGATCTTTTCATCTAAAAAATCATCTTCTCTTATTGGATATAGGTTATACACCAATACATATTGGTGCTGTTGCCTTACGGCCTGTTGAACGCCTGAGCCGCCAACGTAAAGTTGAGCGGCTCTATTAGCTGGTTTTAAAACTATACCGGACATCTAACCTACTTTATAGACTATTGATATTATAAGCTCGTGCCACCAAGACCAACGGATATTAGTGGGAAGATAGTGTCACTAGGTGCCTGGTGAATTGCATTATCATATCTTAGAGTTAAAATAACTTGTACTGGTTCTGATACTGCGTAATCGCCATCTGAATAGTCTACATTCTGCAAGAAACAACCTTCGACATCCCATTGTTCTAACTCTGTGTTGTTAGTACCATCTAAGATTTCAATCTTAGTTCCAAACTTATAGTTTGAACCTGCTACCGCAGATGTTTGTTCAAAATGGTTCATTTGCTTCTGAACCTGTTGACCAACAAGTTTAGAAATGTTGTTGTTGATGTCATCACGTAAAGTAATGTTGATTGGTTCCCATGTGTGTTTACCTTGCGAGTACGCAATTGAGTTGTACGAATGAATCGGTACTTCCTCATGGTTAACTTTAGGTCTCGTCACACTCATTACTTGTTGTGTTAATTGCAGTGGAGACGCTCCTAGGTTACCGAAGTTAGTAAATCTCACTCTAAATCTATATTTTAATTTAGGTTGAAGAATACCACCTCTTCCTGTTGATCCGTCTATTGGTACACCAAATTTTGAAAGTGTTGCCATAATCTACTGCTCCTTTATTTTATTTACGCTCTACGCTTTTTTTATGCTTCACAAAAAAAATTGTAAAGGTAAAATAAAGGGATAGTTGCCTATCCCCCTATTATTAACTTGTTAAACTCTCACCTGTGTTTTTGATACGAAGTGGAATGTATATAAATTCAATTGCTTTTACTGGTTGTATTGCAATATCAATGTATAATTCATTTCTATCAATTCTTGCAGGTGTGTTGTTTGATTCATCACAAACTACTAGGAAATCAAATAGTGCTCTCTTAGAGACTAAATCTTCCATGAATCTGTTAAACGTATCTACAACTTGATCCCTAGTGATTCTATCATTAGGTTCAAACAAGAACGGTTTCGCAATTAAGTCTAATTGGTATCTTAGATACACAATCAATCTCGCTACGTTAATTCTATCTAGTGCCGAAGCTACTGGTGATAGAGTTTTTTGACCAAACACTACTAAACCTCTGTTTGGTATAAACGCAATCGGGTTGACTTTGTTAGCGTAAAGCGTATCTCTTTGACCTTCTGACAAAGACACTGCTTGGAATTCACCTTCATTAGTTACATAACCTACTGATGTTGAGTTATCAACTAGGCCTCTTGTGTAACCTGCTGGTGCAAACCATGGAAACGCAACTTGATCATTAAACGCAAGTGTTCTTAACGCAATGTGCGTTGGTGGAACAACCACGTTACTGCCTGACAAGTCAGTTGTAAATCCTGATGGATAGTAAACAGCCGCATACGGTGATGCAGATGTTAAACCGTCTTCACCGTTAGTTGGTGCAAGAGCTGAGTTCTTAGCCCAACCTGATGTTGACGTACCATCTGGTGTTAATCTGAATGGAGTATCAGCTAATACAAAAGCAGTTTGTTTTCTGTCTGTAGATAGCGTGATCATTTCATCTAACAACTCAGGATAGCCTGGTGCGGCTAGTAAGTTGAAGAATCTTGACTCAGATCTAATTTCATCGTTACTTGCTAATGCACTTTGCAAACCAGTTACGATAACTTTTCTTTGAGCCTTTCTACCCATAAATGGAGCACCGTCTTCTTCAAGACCTGATTCAGTGACCCAAATATTTCCATTGTTTGTATTATCAAAAGTGTAGTTCGTTACGTATTTCTTAACGTTGTAACCTGATAATCTTGTATTGAAAAGCAAGATACCTTCTGGATATACAGCCGGATCTGGAGAGTCAGAATGGAAGTCTGTGTATACAGCACCCCAGTTCTGTGCATCTTCATCTGCTCCGCCTGGATTACCAACTGCATCACCAAACAATACACCGTCCGCTGTACTTTGATCAGTATTGTCTAACAATACCCATTTTGAAGTACCTGCATTCCATTTGTAAAGTTTTGGATAAACGTCTAACTCATTTGAGTCAAGCCAAATGTCACCTGCTGTTAAGGCTGATGTTCCATCTGATTTTTTAGTTGGTGCTTCCGATACAATCTGTATGTCTTTCAAGCCACCTGACACAATAGAACCAGCTGTACCTCTATCTTTTGAGTTAGCGTAGGCGTGCCATTTCATTGTACCGCCATCGTTAACTGCTTGATAGATGTCTGCTGTTTGTGAGCTATTGTACCATAAAGTTCCATTTGCTGGATCTTGTTTTGGTGCTGTTGAACTTGCTTCATATGTCAAGTTAGACCATAATGATTTGTAGAAGAAAGCGTTTGCTCCAGATGATGTATTATCAATGTAACCTAATGATGCAGTACTAACACCGTTAATATTCACGCCGTCTGTACCATCATGTAGATAAACTGCATAACCACCTGCTCTTTGTATTTTTAAGTATTGTCTTGTAGCACTTAGATATTCCTTCTCCGCTCTAATACCTGCATTTCTTAATGTAGAATTAGTTTCAATTGCATTAACAATCTCATCGAGCGTTACTGGATTACCTGCTCCAGCGGCACCAGTTACTGTAATGGACTGACCATTAACTTCAAAGTTGATGGCTGTGTTTGAACCACCAGTTGCTACACCTGAGTGTAGTGAAGTTGAGTTACCTGTTGCTACTGTATTAACACCACCATCTCTTACACGTAATTGATAAGAAATTTCCGGAGTTGCTGTTGCACCACCTTGTGTGAATCCTTCAATTGACTGCTTGTTGTAAGCGGCTGATGTTAATGTGCTTGATGTTGACGTGAAGTTTGCTTTTAACTCTGCTGAGATGTTACCATCATCAAAGTCATCAAATCTTACGTAAACATCTGTTTCAGCTAATGTTGAACCTTCTGTGGCAGTTGCCGCGTCATCTCTTGAATAAACGTTTGCACTGACAGAACCCCATGCTGAAGTTGATGTGCTGTATTTTTTAACAATTACATTCGCACCTTGTCCGCCTGGTGTTGATTTTAACCAAACGTCTTTGAAATTACCAGAAACAGCTACAGTTGGTGCTGTACCGTTACCTGTTTGAATGTAAACATTCGCTCCACCTGTGTTTGTTTTCCACGTCGGTGAACCTACTGCAACAAATCCTGCTCCTGTGTGCTGGTATAATACTGCCGGAGTGGCTGAAGCCACTAAAGCATAATCTCCTGATTTACCAAATCCTTGTGGTCTACCATTTGAATCTACTTTACCGCCTGCGGCGCCTGGTTTGTCTGTTAATATTAATGGCGTCATTTTCTCCCAAGCACCTGATGTAGTGTTGGCTGTGAAAAGACCCCAATCTGTGTTTGCTAGATCCAACCAATATGTACCGTTGGCTGGGTTTAACTGAGGTACTGTTGACTGAGCTTCTAGTTGATCAAGATCTACATTTGATCTTACAACGTAAGCTCTGTTGGCAATACCCAAGTATGAATATGCTGAAAGCAAACCATATTCATTTCTTTCATCTGCATGGATTTGTGTTCCTTGCAGTTCTTTGAATGATGGTTCGCCAAAGGTTGTAATCAGTTCTCTTTGTGAAGTTATTAAGAACGGTTTACCTGCATTGGCTGAAGTTGTACCTATAGCTGTGTTTCCTGTGCTAGGATCTGTTTTATCCTGTGCAGTTGAAATCAGTATAAGAGGTACTGTACCTTGGCCCGCCGGTGCGTACATTGATTCGTCAATAACGCTAACTGATACACCTGGACTTACTAGTGTTGGCATAGTTTTTATCTCCCTACTCTATATACAATATGTAAATAGTATTAATATCCTTTTTAATAATGATATTTAGTTAATTTCCTTTAAAATGTACCAATCTCTACCACCTTTAAAGGTATTAAATACAAGTATGAGTGATAAAAAGCATATAAGACCCCTATGTTCATCATGTAAGATTAAACCGCGTGCCTTTAACTATAGGCGTAAAGGGAAAGTCTATTACAGAACTAAATGCGATCAATGTATTAAGGAAGATAAAGGCTTAAACACAGGTAAAAAGCAAACATGGGAAAAGACTGCATACAGAAAAAAATCAATATGTGAAAAGTGTGGATTTAAATCCAAACACCCCGCACAGATGGATGTTTATCACGTAGATGGTAATTTAAAAAACTGTGAATGGAGTAATCTAAAGACTATATGTGCTAATTGCAGTCGTATTAAAAGTATGGAAGAAGTAGGTTGGAAACAAGGCGATTTGATGCCTGACGCTTAAGACTTAATATCTTGTATTACTGATTTCACTTTAGATTCTAGATCAGTTAATGTGCCATTATTTTCTATAGTATAATCTGCATTCATATTAATCCAATCCCATTCTGACTGATGTACTCCCATTTCTTCTAAAGACATTTTTGAGAATTCATCTCCATCGGCGGCTTCTTTTGCCATTGATATCCAATGTGGATCTGGACCACGTTTTACACGTACAATAAAACCACCCATTGTTTTAATAAGTCCAACTTCATTTTTAAATCTACAATCAGTGATTACTGTAGCTGGTCTACCTTTTGATGTGTACCTGCTCTCTAGGCTGTGTAGCCAGATACTAGGATGAAAATTCTCTCTAAATATTTCTGTTCCAATTACTTGTAACGCATATCTAGGTGAAAATCTTCTATTACCTAATTTCTGACTCCACCACTGATCAGGTGCTTCGCGAAAAGCTCTGCTATGATCAGTGTCACCTTCAAGCATATTTCTGGGCCATCCAAATATATCAGAAACGGCATCTTTTAAAGGTGCCGCGAAAGAATCAGTTGCAAAACCGTTTTTAGCAAACTGTTCCGCTACACTGTTTTTTCCAGATCCAATAAATCCTAAAAGGCCTATCAACATACTCTTATAGTATGATATAAATGAATTTTTGTCAACTACTTTTTTAAAGAAATATTATCCAATGACAAATGTTAAAGGATCTTCACCTGTTCCGTAAGTTTCAATTTCTCTTTCAAGTTTTTCTATTGCGGCCATGGCCTCTGACTTGAGAGCATCTCCATTTAACTGAACATTTCCTTGGGCACCTGGTAAACTAGAATATTTGGATCTTGCTTCACCCAACATCATTTTACACTGTGCGAGTGCATAATCTCTGATCCATGGTCTACTGTATCTTTGTGTTATAAGTGTGTCTACAGGTTTTTCCATGTGTACTTGCAACAAAACATTTTCTTCTGCTCTTGGTCTACGCATTAATATAAGTTTATTTTTTTCAGGAACATATTTAAAATTTAAATATCCACCAAATAATCTTCTTACAACTTCTTGATATTGAGCAAATGCGTCCCAAGTCATTAAACCGCCAATTCTTCCACCTTGTAAAAAATACAAGTTAGTATAAGCAAGTTCAAATGGATCTAAATCTATACTGTTATTAGAGCCTGCAACTGATCTTCTGAATATTTGTTGTACTTCAATAACTTCTTCAGGTAGTGTATATTCTCCTGTATCTTTCAATATTTTTAAAAAGATGTAGGATTCTTCTGTGCTATTTGAACTTTTTTGTCTATATCTGTCTACTGCTAGATCAATACCTTGTTCGTAATGTTTAGGATCCAGCTCGACATCTACCATACCATCGCCTAGGATGTTACGTATATCGTCAATAAGCTCTTGTCGTTTTGTTTGCTGTTTTGCCATTGTATTACTATTTAGTAGATTAATTAAATTCAATAAATAGTTTAAAGGAAGCGAAATGCCTAGACTCAGTTTATGGAAACCAAATAGAGGTAATGATTACAAATTTGCCGATCGTACGATAAAAGAACACTTTTTAGCGGGCGGTACGGGCGTTTTTGTACACAAATACCTAGGACCTCATACTAATACTAACAGCGTTAGTAGTGACCAACCTACGAACTCTGTCACAAGCAACTTAAATGTACAAGATATGTTGTTTGGTGAAAATAGAGATAGAAAATACGATTCAGACGTATTTGATCTTCGTGGTGTTTACAGTGTTGCTGATCAAGATTTTGACTTAACACAGTTTGGTCTTTTTCAAACTGCTGACACAATCTTTATAACTTTCCACTTAGGCGATATGATGGAAAGACTTGGCAGAAAAATTATACCAGGTGATGTATTTGAGCTTCCACATCAAGCAGATGACACAAGACTAGAATCTGCAAGTATTACGTTACAAGCAAAACCTAGTAAAAAATTTCGAAAAGGTGAAACAATAACTGGTGCAACATCAGGACAAACAGCGACAGTTGTTAGTTATAATCATGAAGCAAAGACTATAAGAATATCTCCTATAGCTGGTGACTTTACAGCCACAGAAACTATCACAGGAGATAAGAGTACTGCTAGTGCTGTTGTAACAAGTTTCACACCAAAAGAGAATTTAAAGATTAATAAGTTTTATGTAGTTGAAGATGCCGCTAGAGGTCAAGAAGGATATGATCCAGGCTGGTGGCCACATATTTGGAGATGTAAAGCAATAGCAATGCAAGACACACAAGAATTTAGAGATATACTTGGTAGTGGTGAAGAAGCAGATGATCTTAAAAATATTATTTCAACTTATCAATCAGAAATTGATATCAATGATGCTGTAATAAACGAAGCGAAGAGAAACGTCCCGACAAAAGGTATGGACGTGGGTCATTTATATACTAATGTTGCTGATCAACATTTAGTAGATGAAAAATCACAAGATGGAAAACCTGGTAGAGGTTTAACAATAGCTCACACTGGTAACAGTTTTCCTAATTCTATCACAGAAGGTCAGTATGTATTGAGAACTGATTATTCGCCTAGTAGACTATTTAGAAAAGAAGGAAACAGATACATCAAAGTATCAGATGACTTTAGAGGAACATACGTAAGTTCTAACAAAGGACTTGACAGTTTCATTAATAACACAAACAGTTCTGCTGTAACTGATGACAACAAAGAAAGACAATATTTGAGTAAGGTTGTTAAACCTAAGGTAGACTAATATGCAATACTGGTACGATCAACAGATAAGAAGATACATATTACAATTCATAAGATTGTTCGATGATTTCTCTATTCAAACAGGTAAAAAAAATAACAGCGACAGTGAGAGTTACGTAAGAGTTCCTGTTAGATATGCTGACATGAGTAGAATGGTTGCACATATACTACGTCACAGTTCAGAGAACGTTATGAACTCTGCACCATTTATGAGTGCATATATTACAAACTTACAGATTGCAAGAGATAGATTACAAGAACCAAGATTAATTGATAAGGTGCAAGTTAATGAAAGAAAATTTGATAACTCTTCAAAAGAATATTCAGCTGAAATAGGTAATACATATACAGTCGAACGTCATATGCCTGTTCCATATAATTTAAATATGGCCGTAGACATATGGTGTTCTAATACAGATCAGAAACTACAACTGATGGAACAAATACTAGTTCTGTTTAATCCTGCTGTAGAGATACAAGCGAATGATAATCCTTTAGACTGGACCAACATAACAAACGTAGAACTTATTGACATCAATTGGAGTTCTAGAGCAGTTCCACAGGGTGTTGACACACAACTTGACATAGGTACATTAACTTTCAGTTTACCTATATGGCTTAACCCTCCTGCTAAAGTTAGAAAACAATCTATCATTAAACAAATTGTTACTAGAATTAACAACACAGATTCAATTGATGATTTAGATTATGATCCAAGATTTATGGATTTCTTTGAAAACTTTCCAGGACAGATATCAACACAGATTATTACGCCAGAGAATGCACAGATAAGTGTAGTTGGTAATCAAATTGCATTGTTAGGTGCATATGGGGCCAACGAAAATGAAAATTGGAAAGAATTTTTAGAACAGTACGGAGAATTACAAGATGGTATCAGTAAACTAATATTAAGGCAATCAGACGATCCAGAAGATGCATCAAATGATGTGTTTGGTACTCTAGCGTTCCATCCGACTGATAAAAATAAATTAATTTTTACACTAGACGCAGACTCGTTACCAACTAATACATTATCGGCTGTAACAAAAATTATTGATCCAGAACAAGTGTATCCGGGTAAAGGATTACCAGCGGCGGCTACAGGACAAAGATATTTGATTGTTAATCCTACAACAATAGGAGGTCCTGGATTCTCTTCATACTTTAAAATAAAAGCAAACGCAAATGATATAATAGAATGGAACGGATCAGCATGGACAGTATCATTTGATAGTGAAAACCAATCAACTACACAATACGTAACTAACACGACTACAGGAATACAGTATCGTTGGACTGGCTCGCAGTGGATTGATAGTTACCAAGGTCAATATAAAAACGGATTCTGGAAATTAGAACTTGCATCTTCTTAAAAATCGTAGTAAAATAGAAGTATGTATAAGGCAGTAGGATCAACATTTTTAGCACAAAGTACAGGAAGAATACTTTTAAACTTGAGAAGTGGTAGAGTAAAGTATCCTCATACTTGGAGTTTCTGGGGTGGCAAATTAGAAAAAAATGAAGATCCATTAGATGCATTACGTAGAGAATTAAAAGAAGAAATGGGTTTTGTTCCGCCTATGTCAGGATTGAATCCATTAGACACTTACATTTCAAAAGATAAAAGTTTTACGTATTACACATATGTAATAATGACTCCAAAAGAATTTGTACCAACATTGAATCATGAGAGCTCAGGATACGCATGGGTCGATATTGCAAAGTATCCTAAACCATTACACGATGGTGCAAAAATAACTCTACACAATAGAAAAAATATTAATAAATTAAAGAAGTTATATCAGTCTTTTTCTAACAGTAAATAGTTAGCATGAGCAAGGTTTACCATATCAACCAAGTCAGAATGATGAAAGACTTGAGAGAATTTGAAAAAAACAAAACTATTAGTAATTTTATTATAGACTATCTAAATAAAAATAATATTACTAAAAAGAAGTTTTACTCTTTCTGTGACGGAATGAGTCGTGCTGAAATGAAAGAATTATATGCTGTACTAGTTGACGCATATTATAAACATTCCAATAACAATTCAGAAATTGATTTACAATTAAGATACGATATTGAAGATGCTTATTATGTTGTTGTTAACAATTTAATGACAAGAAATATTTCGTTTGCTATAAAATCTATTATGAAAAAATATAGGAAAGATATTAATCCTGTAAGAGCATTATATTTTGAAATATTAGAGATTAATATAAATTACAACTCTGGTGATTATGATCACGAACAAGTAAAAGAAAAATTTAAAGATGAAAAATGGTATCGTGCTTTGTTTAAGGCAGTCGAAGTTGACATCGGAAACTTATCAAACATTGAAGAAAAATTTAATAATTTAAGCAAAAGATACAAATTTTTTAGTATGCCTATCAGTTATTATCATACCCAAGAGATGTTAAAAGATATGAAAAAACAGTTAAATGTTTTTGATAAATTTTATAGAAAAGTAAATGATATTAAATCTAAATATGATTAAACTACACAATTAATCAGTCTTACTAAATTTTCTGTGTCGTCATCTTCGATACATCTTCCAATAACATAAACACAATTTGTAACACCTGCGTGTGCTTGTCCAACACCTGGCTCGTCACTTGTAACAATCAGGTCACCTTTTTTAACCGGTCCTATAACACTTACAGGAACTTTACCTCTAAGAGCTACTGCTACAGTTTTACCTTTTTGATCTTTGTTCATCAAGTAAGCAGGATCAGTTGATACTACTCCAGCAATTCTGTGATCCATAGATTTCATTGATTGTGTAACTTCTGCGTCACCACCAAATATCATAACTGTACCTGGTTCATAATCTGCGTCTGCTGTGTAGAGCTCAGCCAAGTCAGCGTACTGGGCCTGTGTTGCTGTAACATGAGCCGTAGCCGCTCTGATGTCTGCTGATACCATTCCTGACACAACTGTTGTTGCGGCAGTGATACTTGGAGAAGTAAAAAATCTAAACTCATCTGCTGACTCATCCCATATCATACCAGCGTGATCTTCTGAAGATCCTCTTTCAACTAGTATGCCTGAATCTGTTGTGTTGTTAGCGTTATCACTTGCATTTCTGTTTAAGTAGATAAGTGGGTCATCAACTTCTAGTGTTGTTACGTCAATAGTTGTAGTCGTACCATTTACAGTCAAGTTACCACCTAACGTAACGTTTCCTGTAAAGTCAGCGTTACCTGTGATATTGATACTACCAGTACCTGTGATATTCTGTGAGTTAAGATCTAACGCACCACCAAGTTGCGGTGATGTGTCTTCTACAACTTCTGTTAATTCTTCAAAACCTTGTGATACTATCCAACCTGCACCACCGTATTTTAAAATACTTCCTGTTGTTACACCTGTTAGATCGACATCTGTCAGCTCACTTAATTCGTTTGCTGTTGCCACTTGGGCTTCTACCCACTGCTTGTTAGCGGCGTCTGTGGCGTTTGATGGGTTAGGTAGTCCAGTAACAGTGACTGAGCCTGATCCCATGTTTATACCGAAGTTATTTGCGTCTAAAGTACCACCTAATTGCGGTGATGTGTCTTGTACCATTTCAGTTAATATGTCTGACTGTACTAATAATTCTTCTGCTACAATGTAATTCTGTGATGCGCCACCTGTTGAATAAGCTGGGTTTGGTGTTAGTGTGCCATCGTTGTTGTCTGCATCATAGTATATTGCGTAAGTGTGTGCACCTGTTCCAGGTGTGTCAAATAAATTAAAGTTTGTCTGTCTTTGTGATGCTGAAGAAGAGTTTTCAGTTATCTTTCTTTCTGCAAGTAATAGTTCAGATCCCGTACCTTTGTCTCTCCAAAGTTGTACAAATATATTCGTTGAACTTGTCGAACTTGTTGTGTATCTGATCAATGATCTTATCGTAATTCTGTTTGTTGCACTACCTGGCGTTATTGAAACTGTTAAACCACTGGCTGGATTCGCATTTAAGGTAGCACCTGTAACTGCGGCTGTTGCCGTGTCATTATCTGTCTGTAGGTTTGAAACTGAATGTCCTAACGCACCTGGTTGGAATCTGCTGTTGCTTGTATTCCAAATTAATACTTGGTCGTTTGTAATACCTGATGTGTTAACGTCTGATAATGCATTAATTGATGTTGAATTAATTCTTGTGTCTACTCTAGCATCTGTGTAGTACATAGTACCACTTGATACTGTTGCACTAGGGTCTTCTTGCAAAGTGGCTGTGCTGTGATTATCTAAAGTTGAAACCCTACCAGTAACGTTACCTGTTAACACTGGTGTTGCTGTTGAAACATTTAAAACTGTTGAAAGCCCATCTGAACTTAATATGTTACCTCTGAAAGATGCATCTGTGCCGTTAGTACCATTCTGTAAAACAATCGTGGCATTTGTTGCCTTAACATCTCCTGTAACGTCTCCTGTTACTGCACCTGTTAGATCACCAGTGAAAGTTTTTGTATTTGAATTAACCATTACTGAAGTATCTTGTGCGTGTACGTTACCAGTAACGTTACCAGTAAATTCATTACCGGAAAAAGTTCCTAAATCAACTGTTCCTGTTGCAGTTAAATCTGTGAAGGTTCCTGTTGCCGCGGCCGTGGCACCAATTGGTGTTCCATCTATCGCGCCGCCGCCTATATCAACATTATTGGAAATGAAATTTGTCACTGTCAAATTTGTTAGATTTGATACTGAGAAATTTAATAAGTTCGCTCCTGAAAAGTCTATGTTTGCCGCTTCAGTAAGACTCCATTTACCGCTGTTGGCTGGAGTATAAATTATTGACGGATTAGTTCCTGATGTTGTAACTTCAAGTCCTGATCCTCCTGTAGGTACAGCAGTGTTTCCTGAGTTTACCGCAATGACTGGATCATTAGTTGTTAAATTTGTTGATGTTACGACCGTATTTGTGTCCGCAAATATAACTGAGTTCTTAAACTCAAATTCATTTGAAGTACGTCTTGTAGTTTTTCCTGCCATTATGCTCTGCTCCTAATAATATTTAGCAAAAAGACTTATAGTTTAATCAGAATAGTCAGGAAGTGGGCCACCATACTTCTTGCCTTTTACTGTTGCATTTCCTACTTTTTGTCTCTTGCCGTCATATTTGTGATCTTTATCAGAATCTCTAGATCTCAAACCTTGACTTCTACATGAAGCGAGCCATGACGCAGGTAATTTGTCATCTGGCGTACCAGATCTACACACGTCTTTTGGTGCTGGACCAATATTTTCTTTAGATATAATTTCTAGAATTTTCATGCTACTGTTATTTATTTCCAAAGCACAAAAGAAAACGCCCGACGTAAAGCCGGGCGTTTAGTGTATTTGATACTCAAATAACTTAGGGCTTAGATGAAGCTCAAGTTAGCTGAGTGAGTGTTCATATCAATAGTTGATACGTAGTCACCTGCATTACCTAATGAAGATGCTGTGTTGTTCAACTCTACGTAACCGTATCTTGTCATAAATGACACTACTGGTTCGAAAGTTGATGGATCAATCACAACGCCTGATGACATTAGAGGAATGTATGGACAGTAGAATGCCGCGGCATCTACTTCACCTGGACCTTTGTATCCAATCAGTACTGATGTAGTATCTGAAGCGTAAGAGTTTACGTAAACTCTCATTGCACCGTTAAGTGTACCTACAAATTTAGTATTTGTTGGTGCTTCAAATGTACCTTCAGTTGTTCTTGCGAACGCTGAAGTTGTCGCTGATTGTAGAATTGTAAGAGCAGTTGGAGACATAACAGCATAGTTACCTGCGCCTCTTCTTGTTCTTTGTGCAATTCTATTTGCTTCTCTGTTGATTAATACTGCCAATGCCGCGTGTTGATCTCCAACGAATGTTGCTTGACCTGACACACCTGCTTGGTCGTATGCCGCGCCGGCTGTACCTGCTAATGAAATTAGTGAACCGATGATCTCTTGATCGATCTCAGCTGTAATTTCTTGTGCTAGTGCCGCCATTACTTCTGCTTCTACGTCCAAACCGTGCATTGCGTTAGCATCTTGAGCCGACTCGAATGTCCATCTTGCTGATAGTTTTCTTGTCTTAGCTTCAACAGTTTGCTTTAAGATTTGAATTGATAGTCTGTTACCCGCAGTACCTTCTTTTGAAGAAGTAGTATCTGCTGTTGTACCAGTTGAAGAGTCATCACCTGAATAACCTCTAGCGATACCAGCCGGTGAAAGTGCTTCTTGACCTGCTGTAATACCGTTAGCCGAATCGGCGTATCTAACTCTTAATGTGTGGATTTGTCCCACTGGGCCTGTCATAGGTTGTACACCAACGATTTCGTTAGCGATAACTGTAGGCATAACCCTTCTAATTACTGGAAGAATCACTTTGTTAAGTGCGGCAACGTTGCCGGCACCTGTTGCTCCTGCTGAAGCGGCCTCTGCCAAGTACTGTTGAGTGTTCTCTAAGATTGCACTCATAGTTTCTTTTTTCTGACCGTTTAAACCTTCAAGAAGAGCGGATTTAGTGTCTGTCCAATTTTCTGTTAACGTTTTGTCTGACATAGTGTTTAACTCCTTAACCCTGCTAGTCTTTTAATATTAACGATATCTGCATTAATTGAATCGTTATCATCAATATTTGTATTTCTATCTCCAGTGTGCTCAGTGATGATTGTTTTGTCATCGTCTGACTTAACATCTTCATTTAGTACCGCTGGTAGATATTTTTCGAACTGTTTTTTCAAGTTCGCTGTTTGTACTGATTCTAACAATTCAACCATAACTTGACGTTTGTCTTTTGATAGTGAATCTACAAGCTCTGATAGAGTTTTTTCTCTAACAATCTTGTCTTCTGCTATCTTAAGTTTAGTCTCTGTTGCTTTGATATCAGCGTCTTTTTGCTCTAGAGCCGCTTCCTGTTCGGAAACTGCTTTTTGCTGATCTGCAATTTGCTGTTGCAAATTACGAATTTCCCCACCTTCGTTGAGGTAAGAACTCATGTATTCACCTGCAAACGCTTCGAACACTTTTCTACCAAAGTTGTTTTCTTTAGCAACTTTGATGTCTTCTTTAAGTGCTGACATTTCGTTTTTCAGTGTTGAACTAACTGTATTTTCCACAATACCTGCCGCTCTTTTGATGAAAGCCGCTTTAGTTTCATCGATCAGTTTACGACCTTCTGCAACTAATTGTACTTTCTTCTCAACAAGATCTGCTTTGTCTTGTGCAAACTCAGTTAACTCTTTGGAGAGTTGTCTGACTACAAAGTCTTCCAACTTTGTAAATTGACCTTTGAGATTATCTCTATCTTCTCTAAGTTCCTTCACTTCTTTTACTAAAGCGTCGGTAATGAATTTAGACAGCATATTTGAATGCTCACCTACTGCTGTTTTATAAGCAACTCTTTCTTTAACAACTTTTGCTTTGTCTTCTGCAAATTCTGAAATTTCTTTCTTCAATGCATCTGACATCATGTTGTCCATTGCTTCAACAATCTGTGACTTATCATTCTCATATCTCTGTGCAAACTCTTCTCTTAAC